GGAAAGTGGGAAGAGGTGAAGGATGAACAAATACCACAATAGACGCATCGAAGCGGACGGCCATAAATTTGACAGCGCAGCAGAGTGCAATCGCTATTATCAGCTGAAGCTGCTCGAGCGATCTGGTGAGATCCGCAATCTACAGGTGCATCCGGTTTACCTGCTCCAGGAGCGATTCAAATATGCTGGAAAGTGGGAACGCGCTATCACCTATGAGGCAGATTTTGCTTATGTGCAGGATGATCGGGTAGTAGTCGAGGATGTGAAGGGCGTGAGGACGCCGGTTTACTTACTCAAGCGCAAGCTGTTCCTGAAGCAGTTTGGCTATGATTTTATTGAAATCGAGGTGAGATGAACGACAACGGGATTGAAGGGAGTTCGGCTGTGCCCGAGCTCCCGAACAAGGGCTCATCCGTCACGATCCTGCCAGATGGCATGCTGCAGATCAAGTTTGGCAGGTGGACTTTGAAGGGTATAAGTTTAAGCCATGATACCAAGGAGTGGTACCACAATCTTTCTGAGCAAGAAAAAGAGGCAGCCCTGGACGATCTGCACCAGCTGCTGCATGACAGACATACGGCAAAGCAGCTGCTGCCGTTTGCGATAAGACTGAGTGAAACAGTGAAAGGAATCCAAAATGAAAAGAAATAACAGCAAACCAAAATCAATGATCGAACGAAGACTGAAGGCAAAAGGGCTGAGCTGCAATCGTGTTTGGCTCAAGGGTGAGCGTGTATGGAAGTTGAGCAACGGTGAAGTTTATAAATCCCTGGCTGATATCTGGGCAGTTCACAAACCAAAGAAAGGTGAAGAAGAAAAGGAGAACAATGGTTAAGAATTTGATCGTATTTACTATCAAACCAAATAAGCGCCTGTACGTACCTGAGAGCGAGCTGGCCGCGCTGGTCAGAGGTCCCCAGGTGGTTGAGGCAGAGTTGGAAGAGCGGATGCGAATTGACTATATGCGCGATGTGATCCGCAGGGCAGAGGTGAAGAATCCTACCCCAACTGGGTTCGCGAGGGTGGTGGCATAATGCCAGGCATCATCGCAGGGCTTATTGTCGGATTGGTTCTGGGTGCTCTTATCGGTTATTTGCTTGCTGTTCTGCGCGACTACATCGAGATCTATGACAGTACAGATAATTCGTAAGGACCTGGTTGATCTGCTGCATGAAACGGAGCAGGGTATTATCGCCCTGCTCCTGCAGGGTATCATGGACTCGCCTGATGGGTGGGGTGAGGTGAAGATAGAGATCCGCAATCGTAGGATATATCTCATAACTGGCACAACGTCAGTTAAGCCAAATAGTAATTTACAAGATTTGCCCTATTGACAATCTCTGTGATTTTGTCTATAATTATTGCAGAAAAGATGGATGGCCTGGTGGGTCACATCACATGATTGCCAGATCTGTTTGCAGCAGATCTGGTTTTTTTATTCAAAGTTTTGCCTAATTCTATTGACAGCGGATTCAAAGGGTAGTACACTTTAAACCAGTAAGCCCAACGAGGCATAGATCCCGGGGCTGAGAAATAACTCGAATTATCGAGGTATATCTCAGCTTCGGGATTTTTTTGTTAACAAATTTTGGAGGTAAGCATGATTTTTGATCCTGAGGTTTTAGCGATCGTGATTGGTTTTATGGTACTTGCCAACCGGCTGATAGCTGCGTTGGTGACCCCGCTGTTTGAAAGATTCGATTGGGATAAGTACTGGTTGATGTATCCGGCCTGGGTACTGGCAGGGGTGTTCGTATGGATGGCAGAGCTGAACCTGTTCTTGCCTTTTATACCTGACGAACTGATCGGCAAGATATTGACTGCGATTGTTGCGGGCGGTGGTGCTAATTTACTACATGATCTAACAGACCAAAAGTCTACCCTCTCCGTGCTTGCATTCAAAGATGACAATGCTATAGATCTAAAGGATTTTGAGGACGACGAAGAGATTGAAGGATGAATACCGAGATCATCGTTGCGATCGTAGGGGCGCTGTTGGGAGGAAGTGGTATTGGTGCGGCGATTGTGAGTGCCATCGCTAACCGACAAAAGACAGCTGCCCAGGCAACTATGACATTATCGGCTGGATATGAAGTGCGCCTGGCAAAGTTGACCGAGAGGGCGTGTCAGCTTGAAGCGCGTATTGATACATTAGAGGGTCAAGTAAGCAGTTTGAAATCTGGAATATCTGAGCGAGATGCAACTATCGTGAACCTGCAACAAGAAAACGTTGACCTACAAAACGAGATAGATAAACTGCAGAAAGCAGTCTCCTGCCGCGATAAAAGAATCAAAGAGCTCGAGCGGCAGGTCACTGAATTGACTACCAGACTCGATGCGATGAACGGGAAACAGGATGGACACAGCGAGTGAGCTGCAAGTGCTTATGGCGCGGATCCGTGCGCTCGAGGCGCAACTTGTCACACTGGATGACCGTATCAAGGTGCTTGAAGAACAGACCATAGACCATGAGAACAGATTGCAAGATCTGGAATCAAAAAGAGATGATGATGCCTATTTGGGCAGTAATTGATTTTCGAAGTGATACGCTCTGCGTTTGGACCTACAGACGGCTTATGGAAAAGACAGCTGTTGTTTGGGAGCGCCATGCCAAGTAAGGCGCTGAAACCCTGCAGCTATCCTGGCTGTCCTAACCTGGTTGAAGGCGGGCGCTGTGAGCTGCATAAGAATGAGTCTGAGTTCAAGCGCGACCCAGCCGTGCAGCGGCTGTATGACCGCAAGTGGCAAGCACGCAGGAAGATACAGTTGAGCGCGCATCCCTGGTGTGAAGTCTGTTTGAGCAAGGGGATCTACACGCCGGCAACTGACGTGCATCATGTGTCTCCACATCGTGGAGATAAAGAATTATTTATTTCATCGCCATTGATGTCACTGTGTCATGCTTGTCACTCCGAGATTACGTCGAGGGAAGTGAGGGGTATGCCTTTCGAAAGTTTTAAAGAAGGAGAGTGTCGAGCGCGTGTGGTCATCGACGGAAAAATTTATCCCAACACGGGCAACCCCGGCCAGGAGGGTGCTGATGCCAGCTAAAAAACCGATTGGATTGTCAGTGCGGCACAACACGAAGGCTGAAAAGGCTCAACGTGAAGCTGCTGAGGCAAGTATGCGCTCTGATCGCGAGCTGCCTATGAACCCGCCGGCAAGTTTGAAAGAGCATCCGATAGCGCAGGCCACATGGCGCAGGTTGATGCGTGAATACACCGCCATAGAAGCGCAGATCGTTGGAAGACTGGATCTTGACCTGCTTACGAATTACTGCATCCTGTCAGAGCAGGCCGCAGAGCTTGATCTGATGCGAAAAAAGGCATTTGCATCATGGCAATCTGGTAACCCGACTGCTTATGATGAGGTCGTGAAGCTGGATGGTAGAGCAGACAGGAAAAGAGCGCTTATGCTACAGATGTCACAGACGCTGTATTTGACCCCAAGGTCAAGAGCCGGCGTTATGCCAAAGGCAAAAGAAGAACCACAGCCAAAAGACGATCTGGAAGAGCTGCTTGGGCAGGTCGAAAATATGACAAACGCGAGATTTATTGAATGATGATTGCTGGAGGATTAGATGCCATTTGATGAAGCCAGGGCAACCAGAGCGGTGGCCTTCTTCGAGCATTTAAAGCATACAGACGGCCAGTTTTATGACAAGCCGTTTGTTCTCCTACCCTGGCAAAAGAAGATCATCCGAGACGTTTACGGGACAGTAAAAGCTGACGGAACGCGTCAGTATAAATATGTGTACTTGGAAGTTCCGAAAAAGAATGGAAAGTCCGAGCTTGCAGCCGGTGCGGCTTTATATCATCTATTTGCAGATGGTGAGCGCTTTGGTGAGATCTATGGGTGCGCAGCAGATCGGAAACAGGCGTCTATCGTTTACAAGGTTGCCAAGCGCATGGTGCAGCTGGTCCCTGCGTTGAAAAAACGCTGTAAAATCCGCGATTCTTCCAAGACTTTGACTGATACAGTCAGTGGGTCTGTTTACGAAGTTCTAAGCGCTGAAAGTTTTACCAAGCATGGCTTCAAAACAAGTGCCTGCGTATTTGATGAGCTGCATGCCCAGCCAAACCGCGACCTGTGGGATGTAATGACCTTTGAAGCCGGCGCGGCTAGAAGGCAGCCTATCTGGTGGGTGATCACTACGGCAGGTGATGATCCTGACCGTGTGTCTATTGGCTGGGAAATCCACGAATACGCGACAAAGATTGCGAACGGTGAGATCGTTGATCCGACCTGGTATGTCGTAATTTACAACTACGACGGGGATGATATATACAACGAAGATAACTGGTACGAGGCCAATCCATCACTTGGCAAAGCAAAATCGCTTAAGAGCATGCGCGAAGCAGCTGCAACAGCCAAAAACATGCCGGCAAACGAACGGCTGTTCAGATGGTTGGACCTGAATCAATGGATCACCAGCAAGCTGACAACCTGGTTGCCTCTCGAACTGTTTGATTCAACCGTGGGTGATTGGGACGAATCTGATCAAGAGGGCAAAGACTGCTATCTTGGACTTGACCTTTCGACCACCACAGACCTTTCTGCAATCTCTCCAGTATTTCCACCCCAGGGCGATCAACTCGAGTGGAGAGTGCTGTGGGACGCATGGATCCCGAAAGAGAATATGCTCGAGCGTATCAACCGCGACCGAGTTGCGTATGACAAATGGGCTGAGGGTGGATGGATTACACCAACTGAAGGGAATGTGATCGATTACATGGCTATTCGAGAAAGAATCCTTGAGCTATCTAAGAAATACAAGGTCGTTGAGATCGTTGCTGACCCTGCTTTTGCAACTATGCTGCTGCAGGAGCTGCAGGCTGAAGGATTGAATGTAGTCACAGTACCACAAACATTTGTAAACCTTACAGATCCCATGAATCTAGTGGAGACGCTTTTGAAGAGTGGTAAGATGTCACATCTTGCGGATCCAGTGGCTAGATGGGCATTTGGCAACACATCGATTGCAAAGAATGGCGCCGGCCTGATCAAGTTCGTGAAAGAGACCAGGGGAAAGAGCGTGATACGCACAAAACGTATTGACCCGATGGCTGCCATGATCACTGCTATGTGCAGAGCGAGATTCTATAAGGGCAGCGTTGATCTTTCAGCTGCAATTTTGAACGAAGAGTGGGGTATGTGATGAAAAAATTGGATATTGCTTGCGGACATCATAAAGACCTTGGCTATATCGGTATTGATATTCAAAAACTGCCAGGCATTGACATCGTACACGATATCAATATACATCCCTGGCCGATCGAAGAAAACAGCATCGATGAAGCTAAAGCGTGGCACATCATTGAGCATATTCCTCCAGTATGCGTGACAGAAAAGGGGACGCGGTTCCCGTTTATTGAGTTCATGAATGAGTGCTGGAGAGTGCTGAAGGTCGGCGGGAGAATCGACATCGAGACACCGTACGGTTCTTCAGATGGATTTGTGCACGACCCAACCCACTGTAACCAGGTGGATGAGATTACGTTTGAAAATTTCGACCCTGACTGTCGACGCTACATTCTTTACAAGCCAAAACCCTGGAAGATCGTTTCACTACAGTGGACACGGGACGGAAACGTCAATGTTGTGCTTGAAAAGAGGTCCGAGAATGGTTAATATGTCGGATCTTCGGAATAAACATACAGGGCAACCGGCTGCTGTTTTGGGCGGAGGTCCAAGTCTTCCGGATGACATGAAAAAACTTCCTGAAGATTGCATCCTGATCGCAGTGAACTACCATGCGCTGGAGATATGCAGCCCACATTACATGGTCTATAACGATGATCCGTTTGCGGATCCGATCCTGTTTGAAGGCGTTAAGCGGTTTGGCGGAGTAAAAGTGAGCCCTGATTCTACATCGGACGTACTGTTTGATGTAAAAGTTTGGACTGGTTTTTACAGCTCGAACACAGCGGCATGGTTTGCGCTGTGGCTTGGATGCAATCCGGTTATTTTGTGCGGCATGGATATGTACCAGGGCGATCAGGTTTATTTTCATCCCACAACGAAAGAGTGCCCATGCTTTCATTATCCGTTGGACCACCACATGCGTCCCTGGATTGAAGAGTGTAAGAACAGCTGTCCTGACCATGAAAGACTGCGGGTTATGTCTGGTCCGTTGAAGGCTTTATTTCCGCTCTATCAAGGAGTGAGCGCATGATCAAAAAGTATGCAGAAGAACTTCTCTTAATTTGTGGATGTGCTCTTATTTTATTTGGGCTGAGCATGTGGAATCTTACGATAACCCTGGTGACAGGCGGATGTATGTTGATCGGGGCTGCGTTCCTGATCGGGAAGGTAAGAACAAAATGATTATAAGCAAACTTCTCAGTAAAAACACCTCGATAAAAGAGGATCAACAAGCAAATCCATCAGTTGACTATGCACCGACATTCGGTTACAGAACTGAGACGGGCGAGTATGTCAGCGTGACGAAATCAAAATCGATCGCTACAGCATTCAGAGCGAAGAACATCATTTCTGATGATGTGGCAAAGATGCCATTTCAGATGCTGCGAAAAGTTGGTAGATCTATAGAGCAGGTTCAGCCCGATCCTATCACCAGAAATATGGCCTATTTGCTACAGGTAAGCCCAAATGTATGGGGTTGGACGCCATTCCAGTTTAAGAAAGCCTCCATTGAGTGGCTGCTATTTTATGGTAACAACTACATCTGGAGCCCAACAGTTGGACCACGGCAGCTGCTAATTCTGCCTGCCAATAAAACCTATCCTGTTTTTGACATGGACGGGAATCTCTGGTACCGGCATGTGTTTTCAAACAATATTGCATCATACATCCCGGCAGTTGAGATCTTGCACCAGATCATCAATCCTGACGAAACAGGATTTATTGGCCGCGGTGTGATCACATATGCCAGGGAGACATTTGGCAAGCAATTATCGGCTTATAAAGCCCAATCAAAATTCTACAGCCAGGGTATGCTGCCGGCAGCTTATATGCAAGTTGGTGGCGAGCTGAGCAATGAAGCACGAAAGCGCATGCGAGACGCGTACGAGGAGAGCTTGAGCGGTGCAGAAAATGCGTATCGACTTGCAATTTTTGACAGCAAGATCACAAAGTTTGAGCCGATCAATATTCAGCTGAAGGATGCGCAATTCTTGGAATCCATCGATGCGACAGATCGAGACATCTGTAATTTCTTTGGACTGCCTGAGCACATGTTGAACCGCGGGAAGGAGTCTTATGCCAGTAATGAGCAGAAGTATATCGAATACCTGCAGGGGACGCTGGACGCTTATCTGGTGCCGTGGGAAGAAGCAGCGCGCATCAGATGGTTATCCAGTGAAGAACAGGTAAACACCTATTTCAAATTTGTGCGCGAGAGTTTACTGAGAATGGACAGTAAGGCCAGAGCGGATTCAATGGCAGTACGGATCCAGAATGGCATGATGACTCCAAACGAGGCGCGTGAAAAGGACGATATGAGCGCATACCCGTCTGGAGACCAATATTACATGGCAGGTAATATCCTGCCGATTGCAGGAGGCAATAATGAATCAACCGATTAGATGTTTCGAGGGTGAAGCGAAGCCGCATGAACCGTTTTGGACAGTAAAAAACGCAGCTGAAGGTGCTGAACCTGAAATTGAGCTGTATGGTTATATCTCTGAATATTCCTGGTATGAAGATGATATCACCCCCAAGAAGTTCAAGGATGACCTGTATAACGCAGGGGCTGGTGGTCCAATTACGATCAGACTCAACAGTTATGGTGGGGATGTGGTTGCTGCCAGCTTAATGAGTGCAATCATACGCGACTACCCAGGGAAAGTGACCGTTCAAATAGACGGTGTGGCGGCCAGCGCGGCCACCGTGGTGGCTATAGCAGGCGACCTGGTGAGGATCCAAAACACAGGCTATTTCATGGTGCATGACCCATCCGTAGTTTTCATACTGGCACAGCTCAATATCGAAGAACTGACCAGGCTTGCAAATAGCCTGAGCGCAGTAAAAGAGGGCATCGTCAATGCTTACGAAATAAAGACCGGACTCTCAAGAACGAGGTTGGCAAAGCTAATGACCGATGAAACCTGGATGGATGCAAAAAAGGCGCTTGATCTTGGCTTTGTGGACGAAGTGCTGCCATCCCTCTCAAAAAGCCTGGAACTGCCCAAAAACACTGCCATATTGAACGCAGTGCAGAATTATACGAATGTTCCGTCTCAGATACTTGAGGCGATACAGGACCAAGAAGTCGAAACTCCTGAGGACGCATCCGGCGAGCCGCTCTTCACGGAGGAAGATGAACGCGAGGCGCAAACGCTACGCGAACGAGTAACCCAAATTTTGAATAAGGAGATTTAAATATGCTTGACTTGAAACCCTATTTTGATGCTGTCAACGCAGCTGATGCGGAAGTTCAGAAGATCGCAGCTAAGATCGATGAACACTTTCGTGATGGGACTGAAGAAAGTAAGCTAGAAGCGCTTGCTCTGCGCCCCGCGCTGGACGAAGCACAGGACAAACACGCTGAGGCTGTTGCATTGTATGAGTCGATGCAGAAAGCAAACCGACCCAATGATGTAGCGAAGAACTTCATTCCAGTATCAGAAGCTGCAACTGAAGCCGTCGATAACCAACCGACGGAAATTAAACGAGCGGACTATGACAGGATGAGCCTGCAGGACCGCGCAAAATTCATCCGCTCTGGCGGAACAATCACGGACTAAGGAGGTCCTAACATGGCTAATACCCTAACCAATCTTATACCCACAATTTTCGCCGCAAAGGACATTGTTTTGCGCGAACTCACCGGCTTCATTCCGTCAGTTATGCTCGACGCGAACGGTGAGGCTGTTGCTAAAGGCCAGACCATTCGCTGGCCAGTTGTTGCAGCTGAATCTGCAACCGACATTGCACCCGCTGCAACCGGTCCAGATCCTGCCGACACCACAGTCAGTAGCGATACCATGTCGATCAGCAAATCCAAATCATCCACCTTCTATTGGACGGGTGAGGATCAGCGCGGACTTGGTGATCTCTACAACGTCATCCTGAGAAATCAATTTGCCCAGGCAATGCGCGTTCTGGTGAACGAGGTCGAATCTGACCTGGCTGCCCTGTATAAATACGCAAAGTCAGCGTACGGTACTGCAGGTACTGCCCCATTTGCGTCAGATCTGAGCGCAGCTGCGCAGGTTCGCAAACTGCTTGCTGACCGCGGTGCACCTATGAGCGATCTGCAGATGGTGATCAATACCTCCGCCGGCGCTAATCTGCGCACACTTGGCCAACTGACAAAGGTCAATGAAGCGGGCGTTGATCAACTTTTGCGCCGCGGTGTCTTGCTTGACCTGACCGGTTTTGCCATCCGCGAAAGTGCCCAGGTTGCCAATCACACAACCGCCGCAGCTGGTTACCTTGTTGACCTGACCGCCGGCTATGCCGCTGCCACTGAGACATTCCATGTCGATACCGGTACCGGCGCCATTGTAGTTGGCGACGTTCTGGCTAACACCAAGACCGCCCGTGACACCAACAAATACGTTGTTGAAACCGGTGCGACTGGCGACGGCGATCATGATGTCGTTATTCACGACCCTGGCATCAAAGTTGCCTGGGTGAACAATGACCCGTTGACCTTCTACAGCTACGCTGCGAACCTTGCGTTTGCGCGCGAAGCTATCGCCTGTATGCTGCGCGTTCCTGCAATGCCAGAAGGCGGCGACGCTGCTGACGACGTAACCATCGTAACCGATGAACAAACCGGCATTTCCTTCCAGATCGCTATGTACCGACAATACCGCCGTGTGGCGTTTGAAGTTGGTCTGTCCTGGGGTGTGAAAGCTGTGAAACCCGATGCGATGGCAATTCTGCTCGGATAATTGAATCCACCTGCTAATCTCCCCGGGTGTATGCCTGGGGAGTGACGGTGGGGAAGTGAGAGCTGCATGGCTAATATATTGACTGAGTACGAAGCTGCAAGCGTGCTGAGAGTTGACACAGACGATCAACGTATGTTGGATCTGCTACCCTTGGTAGACGGATTCATTAAGAATGCTACCGGATACGACTGGGCAAGCGACGCTACAGTTGAACCAACTGCTAAATCTGCTGCCAGGATGCTTTTGGTGATGTGGCATGAAAACCCTGCCATGATCGCCAGCTACGTTAGTTCTTTGAATTTTGGCTTGCAATCAGCACTGACTCAGTTAGAAGCCCTGGCATTGACATTTCGGTTTGTTGAGGGCGCTAGCAGTGCAGGATTCATTTCTCTACCAGGTGTTCTTGAGGGTGATACGGTATCATCTGTGACCGGAATTATCGGTGTTTCAGGTGATCAATCTGCCAGTTTTGAAACTGTTATCAGTGAAAACGGGTATATACAGCAACTAAGCAGCGATGACCTTTCTGATAAATGGTTCAGAGTGAAAATCACAAAGCCGAGTGAATTATGAGAATCGGTGAAAAGCCAACCAATCCGGGCGAGCTGAGGGTAGAGATCACCCTGTCTTCGCGTGAAACCACGCAAGATGCAGGCGGATTCTTCCAGGACGGCACTCCTACAACCATCACAGTGATGGCGAGGTGGATCAACAGCCACGGAAACGAGGCATGGACCGCAGCTGCAGCCGGAGCACTTGAACCGGCAACTGTTCTGATCAGATATCAATCAAGTATTGATCAAACATGGACGGTGACGAAGGGCTCCAAGATTTATGAGATCGTGTCGATCGATGATATTCAAGAGCGACATGAATACATGGAGCTGAAGGTTAAAAGGATCGCAAGCGGATGAGAGCAAAGCTGAGCACCAAGGGAATTGCTGAATACCTGGAGCAGATCGCGCAAAGAGGCGAAGATGTGGACGCTGCCTGTGCAGATGCGCTCCAAGCCGGCGGCGAAGCTGCCCTGGAAGGTATGCGAAGGCGGGTTGCAGTTGACACTGGCAACCTGAAAGAAAACCTGAGAGTATCCGAGGTTCAGCAAGACGGCAATTTTACATCCGTGGAAATAGGCCTGCTGGCAGGAACAGACGCGAAAATAGCGCGCTACGGCAATGCACAGGAGTTTGGATCTTCGAGCATGCCGGCACACCCGTATATCCGGCCTACTATGGCTGAGGATAAAAACAAAATTACTGCCGCCATGAAGAAAAGTTTGCAGGAAAAAGGATACGTTGAAGAATGAGCACAATCTATGAGCTGACTTACAACGCACTATCTGGGCTTGGCTATCCACTGGCTCCCACAGTTTGGGTTCCTTCCAGTGGGGATGAAAGACCAGATCTCTACCTGATCTACTTTGTGGTGACAGCTCCACCGGTGCAGCATGCTGACAACAGCGAAAAGCATCGGTCTTACCTTGTACAGGTAAACATCTTCTCAAGAGATGGATTGAACGACCTCCCCGATGTAAGGGGAGCAATGCTCGCAGCTGGCTTTACTGCTGGACCCTTGCGAGACCTACCATTCTCAACCGAGACAGAGCATTACGGTTTGAGCATGGATTTTTATTACTTAGAAACTACATAAGGAGTTAACTATGACCATAAATTCTGGTGAATACAAATCAGTTGTCGGTCTGGACAAGGTGTATTACGCAGAAGTGACTCAGGATGATTCATCTGGTTACGTTGCAGATACGCCTGCAGTGCTTGCCCCAGCAATGGAAGCTACTGCTGAACCAGCCACATCCCAGGAGACACAGTACGCGGATGACGCCCCGTTTGACGTGATGACGTCCGAGGGTGAAACAAAGATCACCCTGACTGCGACCAACATCCCGATCGAAGTACTGGCAGCCCTTTTGGGCAAAACATTTGACGCCACATCCGGCAGAATGTACGATGAAGGCTCAGGGGCAACCCCACCTGACATGGCGCTTTCGTTCCGTTCGATGAAATCGAACGGATCCTACCGCTACTACCAGTATCTGAAGGGTAAGTTCAGCACGCCCAAGGATGAAGCTGCAACCGTCGAGGATACTAAAACCCCGAAGCCTACCCAGATCGTTTACACAGCCGTCAATACGGTGTATGAATTTGATCTTGGATCTGAGAACGGCAGCGTGAAGCGCATCGTAGGCGATGAGGATACAACTAACTTCAGCGGGGCCACCTGGTTCAACGCTGTACAGACGCCTTCCTACGTAGCCCCGAGTGCCCTGGCACTCAGCAGCTCTACACCTGCTGATGCAGCAACTGGTATAAGCGTAAGCGCCAACCAGACCCTGACCTTCAATAATGCACTGAAGGATGACGCCATAGAAAGGATCATTCTACTGAAGGCATCTGATGGATCCGTTGTAGCTGGTTCAATAACCCTGGATGCAACACTGAAGATCATCACAATCGATCCGACCGCGAGCCTAACTGGCGCTACGCCTTACATCATCACTTACTCGGTCGAGGACATCTACGGTCAGACCCTGAACGGCGCGATCAACTTTACAACTGCATAACCACTTCATGCTTTTATCCTTTCAAATCCCCTCCCGTCTTTATGGTCGGGAGGGGACGAGGAGACATGAAGAAAAACTAAGGAGATAAGTATGTCAGTACCAACACCGATGGTCATTAGACTGTACGATGCCAACGACGAATACCAGGAGTTCACACGCAATTTTGTACCCTGGAAACTATTAAAACTTGCCATCAAGCTGTATCAGGGTATGAAAGACTTCGATGGAATCACTGACATGCCCGAAGAGATGATCGACAGCCTGGCAGCGCTGGTTGTAGAGGTATTTGGCAACCAGTTCTCGATCGAAGATCTGAACGAAAAAGCCGATGTAACTGAGATGATCACAGTGATCAATCAGATCGTGGCAAAGGCAAGCGGTGGGGTAAACCCTACCAATCCGGGACAAGCCCGGAAGTAACACAAATAACAGATGATCGCAGCCTGCTTGAGATCATACTGGATCTTGAAATAACAATGGTGAAGCATCTTGGATGGAGCTTGAGAGACATTGATGAAACGAGTGTAGAAAGCATACTGGATTTTATCAGGCGACTCAGCAAAACATCTGGAAAGCAACCAAATAGTGATAAACGCATGGCATACTGCGACGAGGTTAACTTTCTATGACAGATAACAAACTGACTTCATCCCTATCCCTCGACTCGACCGATTTTAAGACGCAAATCGCGTCGATCAATCGCGAGCTGCGCGTTATGGAGAGTGAGTTCAGAGCAAACGCGGCAGGACTTGGAGACTGGAGCAACGATGCATCCGGCCTTGAGGCGCGCATGAAGTCGCTCAACGGTCAAATAGATTTGCAGCAGAAGAAAGTAAACGCCTTGAGCGATGAATACAGGCGTGTCGCAGATGAAAAGGGCGAAAATTCAAAAGCTGCTCAAGAATTGCAGATAAAACTGAATAAAGAGACTGAGACGCTCAACAAGATGGGCAATGAGTTAAAAAATTCAGAGTCCAAATTGCAGGGAATGGGCGAAGAAGCTGATAAAACTGGAAAAGACGTTGAGCAGCTCGGTGAATCAGAAAAGAAAGCTGAAAAAGATACCAAATCGCTCGGATCCGCGCTTGAAGGCTTGAAAAACGTGGCTGCTGGCGTTGGTAAAGCGGTTGCAGCTGTTGGGGCAGCTGCAGTTGGGGCTGTGGCTGGGCTGGCAACGATGGTTGTTTCCGCATCGGACGCAGCAGGGAAACTTGTGGACCTCTCCAACCAGACGGGAATATCCGTTGAGCAGCTGCAGGAAATGAAGTATGTGGGTGATCAGCTGGGCGTTCCATTGGAAACAATGGAAAAAAGCCTGACAAAACTCACGAAGAACATGGGGGATGCATCCGAAGGTACTGGCACGGCTGTTGATGCTTTTGAAAAGCTTGGTATTTCTGTAACTAACAGCGACGGCAGCCTGCGAGATGCACGCGTGGTATATCAAGAGGCGATCGATGCCCTTGGTGGTATGTCAAACGAAACAGAGCGCGACGCAGCTGCGATGGACCTGTTCGGCAAGTCTGCAATGGATCTGAATCCACTTATCAAAGCCGGTGCAGATGAGATCTCTGCCCTGACTGAAGAGGCGCATGAGATAGGCGCTGTGATGGATACTGAAGCCGTTGAAGGGCTTGAAAGCTTTGGCGACTCACTGGCCGGCATGAAAGCCGGCATCCAGGGCAACCTGGGTATGATCGCAAGCGCCATTATGCCGACCTTCCAGGGCATCGTTGACCTTGGGTCTGGTTATATGAAAGAGTTTGCCGGCATCATCTCAGGCTCTGAAGGAGATCTGTCTACAGCCGGTCCGCAGTTGGGCGATCTCCTTGGGCGCATCGTGAGCGATGTGGCGACAAAGATACCAAACTTACTGCAAGCTGGTCTGGCAGTGATAAAAGGATTGGTGCAGGCGATCGTTGACGCCATGCCTGAGATCATTCCTGCTGTTATACAGATCCTCAGCTCCCTGGTTGGATTTATAACAGAGATGGCTCCCATGCTGGTTGAAGCAGCCATACCCCTGATAACAGAAATTATGGCAGGAATCAGCGAGATGTTACCCATGCTGATCGAATCAGCTATCGCCATTATGGTTACCTTGATCGAAGGCCTAACCGAAGCATTACCGCAGCTGATCGATATGATAACCACCTTGATTCCAGCGATCATCGACACCCTGATATCCAATCTTCCGTTACTCATTCCTGCAGCTCTGGAATTGATCATCGCCTTAGTGAACGGATTGATCGCTGCTGTACCCACATTAGTGGCTTATGTGCCAGAAATGGTTGTGGCTATTTTTGACGCATTTATCGCCGCACTACCTATGATCGCAGATGCAGCCGTCGAGCTGATCGTTACCCTGGTGACCGGCATCGTAGACATGCTGCCGCAGCTGGCAACAGCCGCACAGGATATTATCGATGCACTGGTTGATGGAATCGAGGGGCTGGCAACCAGTCTTTGGGAGGCTGGTAAGAATATCGTCAACGGTGTCTGGGACGGCATCTCAGGCGCTTACGAGGATTTCAAGAGCAAGGTCAGCGGGTTCTTCTCAGGGATCGTTGGCGCGGTCAAAGATGCGCTGGGTATCAAATCACCCAGTACTGTCTTTGCCGGCATAGGCCAGAATATGGCGCTTGGCCTTGGCTTTGGTTTTATGGACTCACTTGGAAACGTTAAACGGGACATTGCCAGTGCGGTTAGGTCCCTGGCACCTTCTGTCAGCGGCAGCCTGGCATTAAGCGGGGCAGCCAGCGGCGCAGCTTCAGGTCCGATCAATATCACAGTACAGGCGGGCGGATATTCCAACATGGACCTTGATATTCTGGCAAGAACTCTGGTAAGAAAAATTGAAAGGGCACGAAGATGAGTATTACGCTTAAATTAATTGACGATGCAGCAACTGAAGTTGATCTCAATGGATCAGGCGTGACGCTGCTGGACGGGTATTATCCAGAAGTAAGCATCGATCTCACGCAAAAGATAGGGGATTCATTTGAAGTGGTAATCGCCGGCACGTCCAGCGAAATAAACGATGCAGTGCGGGAGATCAACCGCTGCTTTCAATATGCCGCGGAAAACAGTGTGGGCGCGCTTGGTATGTGGCTGAACTTTGCCATAGACGGCGGGTCTGCGTGGCGCTCGCGTGTATACCGCGGCATAATCACCTACAACAGCAAATTAGATTTTTATTATCGCAGGGGTAAGCTGAGAGCAACGATCTTTGTTGAGCGCGATCCGTTCTGGGAAGGACCGGAGACGCAGGTGCCGCTAACCAACACAAACGGAAAAGACAACACAACGGGACTAAATGTATATAACAGCTACGAAATTTTAACTGGCGCTCCACCGAATAACAGGATCAACTATGTACAAATAGATGCGAGCAATGTAATCGGAGATTTGCCGTCACCATGCCGGTTAGAAATGGTTAATAATTACAACGATACGGATAGGTTGTGGGATGTGTTTATATCCCATAACGTGAGGGCAACACCGGAAAGTTTTGATCATTGGCTGGAAGGAGAAGACGCTGCAGACGGTGGCACTAAAATATCGAGTGCGTTAGCGAGCGGTGCCTATTATCAAGCATTTACGTCAGCCGGAGACACACAATCCAGGGCCGGCTACTGGACATTAAGCTCGGCTTTCTTGGGTTACACCAAATCGCGCTGGTTCAAGTTACTTGCCAGATTTATGTCCGACCCCACCGGTGTTAGAGTCCAAACCAAAATTATGGTTCCAAGCGGGACACCATTAACCATAGTAGAAAGCAGTCAGGAAGTACTTTTGAACTCGAGCCATTTGCAAGAGATCGGTGAGCTGCAGATTCCACCCTGGTTGATGAATTCAACAAATTTACAAGCGTTAGATTTGTGTCTGTATGTACAAAAAACCGGCGGATGGACGCTCGACCTGGACTATATCCAGTTATGCCCGGTAGATTCTTATCGGAAGTTACACCCCATTGGATATGGCACATCCTATGAAGATAGGCTGATCGATGACGGAATTAATGACCAGATTTATACAGACGATGGCTCTGGGTTAGACAAAACAGGCCACTATATAGCCACAGGAAATAGATTATTATTGGTACCTAACAAGGTGCAGCGTATATACTTCGTCCAAACAGGCTCGAGCGGCGATACAGACATTTCTCGGGTTCTGAGCGTAAAGGCGCATTACAGACCGCGGAGGATCAGTTTATGAGTGACTTTATTGTTAACATAAAAGATCGGTCCTTTAGTGATTATCTAATCTTACCACCCGTAAAACTGACGCCTGAGCGTTATTCGTTCGCAGCGATCGGGGGTCCAAAATCAGCTGTGATCCTGATGGAATCAGGTGAACAGAGAGCGATCTGGGAAACGCTGGAATGGCTGCGCTGCCCGATTGAGATCATCGACGACCACCAGAGAACGGTATGGTGGGGATATATCAGTGAGATTGAGATCAGAGTGGGCGCGCTGACCGTGCGTGTAAGCCTGGCTAACATGTTTAACAAGGTGCGCGTGCTTTACGATGAAACTGCTTCAGCATGGGTTGACAATGACGAATCTGTGGCCACGTACGGAACAAAAGAGCTGGTATTGACCCTCTCAGATGCCTCTGCAGATCTGGCAGATGCGTTAGCAGCTGCGCAGCTGGCAGCATCCTGTTATCCAGTGCCAGAGATCTCGTTTGGTGACCCACAAACTGGCTACAGCGGGACGTTGATCTGTGCAGGATGGTTTGAGACGCTGGATTGGTCATATTTTTCAGAAGAAACCGGTACTGCGGTTGATACAGCTACTCAGATTTCCAACATTGCAACCGATTGTGGAGAATTTATTGATTCTATCGACCTTCAGGTTGCCTCTGGCATCACCTCAGACCCGTACCGTGAAGGGGATAACACTGCCAAGTATGAGATCATAGCGCTGTTAGAATCCGGCACGAGCAATGGGCTGCGCATGCTGGCAGCTGTGAACAAGGCAAGAGAACTAAGCGTATGGGAAGAACCTGAAGCAGATCCTAATCGACCTGATATTTATATTACAGCAGATGGCAGGGTTTATAACGAATGGGGCGATCCTTATTATGCCAGCGTGTGCCCTGTTGGTATCTGGGCAAGACTCAAAGATGTGATTCCTGGATCGCTTGACCTGAGCATCATGGCAGATCCGACCATGCTGTTTATTGAAGAGGCAGAATACGTGATTGCAAACAAACGCTATTACCCGACAGCAAAACTGCAGGCGGATCCGCTGGGTGTTGGATCGGAGATCGTACCAGGATGATAAAGCTGAGAGTCAGTGCGCTATTCTCCATGATGAAGCCGTATATTTCTGGTCTTATATCAAACGCAAAACCAGTATTTCTCACTTCACCTCTCACTTCTACCTCGTGGAACGGGGATGCTTATTCTACCACATCAAAGACAAAGATTGACCTGTCAGCCGTGTTCGGCGCACCGGCTGGAATCAAGGCAGCTTTGGTGTGGGTGAGGGTGAATGACTCTGGCAGTGCGGCATCAAACGCGCTGTTCTTTATTCTATCCCCCGTCAATACCGCAAACCTTGGTCCTATGATTGTTAGACCAGGCGGACTGCCAAATGACTACTACGCAGAGCAACTATCAATAGTGCCTTGTGATTCTAATGGCGATGTCTATTATCAAGTTGTCGCGTCCGACACTGGCACAATGGATGTAACGATCCAGATTTGGGGCTACTGGGCATGACAAGGAGTAACTTATGAAACTAACCTTTGCTGAAATGAAACAACTTGGCTGGATACCAGCAAACCCTGACACTCCAGAAATGAGACAATCTATCATGGATAGAAGTAAGTTCAAATCAAAAAAGAACTTATTGACACTGGCAGGGCTGACGCGTACCACACCATTGCCTATCTACGATGTCAGGGTAGTTGATATCAGCTACTGGCAAAACCCTGCTGATATTGATTACGACCTGCTTTGTTCACAGGTGGACGGATTTATTTTGCGTGCGGTCTACAGCGTCTGGAAAGACACTTTCTTTGATGCACACTTCAATAACATCATAGCAAGGGGCAAGCCTATTGGGGCATATCATTACATTGTGGGGAATCAGAGCCCACTTCTGCAGGCGCAAGCTTTTCGCGATGCGATCGAAGATAAGGAACTGCAGCTTGGTACTCATATTGACGTAGAAGATACGAGACCAGGAACTGCTCTCAACCGGCAGATCGTAGATAGTTATGCAGAGAATCTATCTATCGTTCACGGAAAAGCCAAGACGATCTATACAGGACACTATGCCTGGCAAGTGATCATGAATGGAGCGGACTACACAGATTATGACCTCTGGGTGGCGAACTATGGTGTAACACAACCAGCCATCCCGCCACAATGGACTTCATGGAAGCTATGGCAGTACACATCAAGCGAGGTGCTTCCAGGCTACGCAGACAGGCTGGATGTATCCTATTTTGATGGTTCAAAAGCCGCTTATCGCGATTGGTTAGATGGGGTTGTAGAACCCCCCAACACGGATCCTCTCTACGAGGTGGAGGTTATTTGTACCGGTCTAAACATACGCAAATGCCCGAGTACGGACTGCGCAGTACTATATGCAGTACCACGGGGAACGATCCTTCCGGTATACGAAGAAGCTGGGCTATGGCTCAGAGTTGGCACTGATAAGTACTGCTCAGGTAATTCAATTTACGTAAAACGGATAGAGCCGCCGGTCGTTGAACCAAGCGACAAAGAAAAATTAGATCTACTCTGGGCAGCTCACCCAGAATTACATTAGAAAGTACTCACTGGAGGAAAGATGTTAAGAATTTCAACGATCAGGGGTAACCCTTTATATTACAGAAACCTTATCGCCCAGGAAGAAGAGCCGGCAAAGGTTTATGGCGTTAGCTGGGATAAGGCTGCGACATCCACCCTGACACGCACAGATGATGCAGTTGGCATGGTTGCCGCCGCTGGCGTTGATTCTGGCATGGTGACAAACGACTTTGACACAGCTGACATCTACAAAGATATCACAGACGTTACCGATACGCTTGGCAATGAGTTTGTGCGCATCCCGAAATTTTATATCAAAAAGACGGATGGGACGGGCTATAAGACGTGGCAGATTTCGCTCTCAAAGGGCGATGGTTATTATCTGCCCTGGTGCTTCTGGGATTTTACCAACGAGGTCGAACTCGACTATGTTTATGTTGGCAAATATACTGCCAGTCTGAACGGAACGAAGCTGGCGTCTGTTTCTGGCACATATCCGAAGGTGTCAACCAACATTGTCAATTT